TAGTATATTTTATCATATCGAATGGACTCGGTAAGCGCGAAACTATATCATCTGAACCATTCTAATTCACTTAAAGATTAATCTCATATAGTATATATAACATGACCTCCATCACCGCATTCAATGACATGATGGGACAATTTCTTATGGAACTGCATACGACTTTTCCAGAAGAAAAGGGGTTGAAAAAGTACATGGCCGCATTCGAACTCATGCGCGGTGCTAATGGACGAATGATTGTCGATGGGTTTATGTCTAACGTCGGACCTCACGTCGAGAAGATCAATTCTCGGGACGAGTCGTTTTTTATTGAAAACGCGTCTACTATTGACTTCCTAAAGGATATCAATCTTCAGGAATGTTGGCCGAAGGCATCTGAAGGGACGCGCAGTGCCATTTGGCAATATCTCCAGACGCTCTATATGCTTGGCATGACGATCACATCTATTCCAACAGAAACCCTCAGTATGATTGAAAATGTTGCTAAGCAGTGTGCAGATAAGATGCAGGGTGAAGATGGAGAGACTGATTTCGACGAAGCTAAACTCATGCAATCCATGCAGGGACTTCTCGGTGGCATGTTGAAAAAATAAAACCATATAATATAAATGGCGTCATTGTTCATTGATCCAAAAGAAATTGTTAGGGCTGATAAAGTTGCTGAATTTTGGCCAACTAAATTACATACGTCAGAGGAACGTGTAAATGCTACAGCCCGGTTTATTATTTACGCCACGTGTATATTGTATCTTATAAGACGCGATACACGTGTATTCATATTAGGTGGGATGTCGCTAGGTGTTCTTTATGTTATGGAGACGTCGAATATGATAAAGGATGGCGAGGATCACTCCGTGTCAGTGAGTGAGGGATACGAAACCGCTTGTCAGTTACCGACAGTTGACAATCCCATGGCAAACGTACTTATGTCTGATTTTGATGGGCGCCCGGATAGACCGTCCGCGTGTAACTATGATACTGTACGAGCTGATGTGAATGAAATGCTATCGGGTCGTATTCCGTATGGCGCTCAAAAATCTCGTTCTCCCATGCCCGAACAGCAGCGCAATGCTTATTCCCGACAATTTGTTTCGACAGCTGTAACAAATATTCCGGGTGACCAAACCGCATTTGCTGAATGGTTATACGGCGAAAAGAACGGTCAGTCATGTAGGACAGACGGTTCTTTATGTAGCCCTGATGCGCGTGGTGTTCAGTTGGAAGCTTTTGGTGGGTTAGATGCTAATGATGATAAACGGAGTGGTATGTCTAGAGGTTCTGGTTTACCGGCTGGGCATTCAACTTAATTTTCTCACGTAATAATAAATGGCGTACCAGCTTCAACCAGGTATGAATTTAGTTGAAAATCCCGCGAGGCCTTCGACGTGTGCGACTGACGAAGTTTTTGTTTATCCTCAGCCCAGTACATTAAATTACGGTTCTTCGCGACCCAATACAATGCTCTATGGGACGTCGCCTTATATGGCGGGTAAAGGTGCTCCTTCCCAGTATGTCGACACAAGTGATCAGCTACGACCCCAGTCTACGTCTCGCTTTAACAAAATTCTCACAAAAACACATGAACAAAATTTATTCCCTCTTCAAGATGTGAGCTGTAAACTGCCACTTCCTTCCATGACGTACGAACCAGAAAGTACGCGTGCTGATACACAAAATGCGATGTTTATGACGAGATATCACACTAAATAAAAATATTTACAAGCAATAAGAATGGCAGACCCTATTTCAATAATAGCTATAGCCGGATTAGCGTACATGGGAAAAAAGATGAGTACCCAGAAAGCCGAAAAGTATCGGATTATATCCGAAAGGGAACAACCTTCTGTCTACATTCAGGAAGAAGTTCCGAACATATCCGCCCCTCCTCCAATTGGTCTTGACAATCTCCCGGATTCTAAAATTGAAACAAACAATTTCGCAGATATTGTACCCAATACGAGAACAAGTGGAGAAGGTGTTTTGGAAATGCGTGAGCGTATGTTTGACCATGGTCGTATGAATAACCTTTCTCCCATTGAAAAACAGTACGTCGGTCCCGGTATCGCCGTCGGACCAGAAGTCGCAGCCACAGGTGGGTTCCAGCAGATTGTACGTGTGAACCCCGAAAATGTTGGATCGTATCGCCTCACGACTCTACCTGGTAGAAGTGGTCCGGCGCATGACGTATTTGGTGGACGCCGCGGTAAGATGGGTGATATAGCAAACAACCGACCCGAAAAAACAGCGTTCCTCCCTGAGCGACGCCCTATTGCGGGGGGTAGGGCGCAGGGGTTCGATGGACATGTCACGCGGGGTGAACAGGTAAATAGCAAGCGGCTGACGAACCGTTCTCAGACGGGGATGCGTAATGACGGACTCAATTTCCCAGGCGCTAAACGGGTAGTGTCCGGTATGGCACTGGCACAAGATCCTACACGGAACAAGAAGGATGGTAACGTTGAGCAGTACAGGTTTAATAACCAGGTACAACCTGGGGTGTCTACTTTCGCACACGGTTATCTCGCGTCGCCCGGTGTTCAGATTGGCGAATCTCGGACATTTGGTACAAGCCATACAGTCGAGGAATTATCTAAGTACGGTTTTAGGCCTGATGACCGCCGCGGTAAGGTGAATCGTATGGGTAACGCTGGTCGCATGAATGTTCGTGCGGGTGCTCTCAATCAAGGTGGGTTACCTACATCGATGCGTGCTGATACGACGCGTGTGGATGGGCGCACAGGTCCTATGAGTGGAGGATGGACACAGCAATATAAGAATGACATGTACTATAAATTTAACGCATACAAGGGTAATATAAACCCCCGCTCCACGAATCATAGTTTGGACGTCGCGAAACAGCAGCTCATGAAAAACCCTATAGCTCAGCAGATGATGTAAATAATTAAGGAATGAGTAACAACACCCATTAAAATATTATCCATATATTTTAATGAGCGTATACACGTTAGACATAGATAGCAGTGAACGTGACCCTACTTTATACCCGAATCCAGGGGATTATGTCATTGAACTTAAAAATCCTATATATGATGTAAAAAAAATATCGTTCGCATCGGCTCGAATTCATGCGAGTCAGTTTCTGATTAACGATCGTAATAAAACGTTTGATTTTGTCGTTCATACACCAGAGACTGTAGTACCCGTTACGTTAACACCTGGCAATTATAGTGGAAAAACATTGGCATCTGAATTACAGACCAAGGTTAATGATGCGTTAGGTGGTGCGTATGTACCGTCACCTATCACATTTACGTATAACAAGGATAAGAATGAAATAGCTATAGAGTCTCTATCATCGGCCGCTGCAGGTAGTGAATTCTCGTTTAAATTTTATGATGGTACGAATGGGTATACATCTACGACAAATGGGTATACAACCCCACATGATATTATCGGGTTACCACCGGATAATGCGAAATCAAATACACCGGCTACTGGGGGTGTTTCCGGTCTCTTGATTACGGGTAGTCTTAATTTACAGGGACCCGATGCTCTTATCATAAAAATCAGTAGTGGTGCGGAGGAGTTAAATAAGACGATCTATTCAGATACACCTTTTTACACTGGTCGTATATTGATGTGCGGGGATGTCATTAATTACTCTGGACAAGATGACATCGTCGAACATAATTTCGATACGGGTTCCCAGAATATAAGCAAAATGCGAATACAGTTTTTCTATAGTAGTAATAATCGATTGATTCCGTATGATTTCAGGAACGCGAACCATATCTTAAAATTGAGTGTTACGTGTACAACTGATAAGTTGAAAACCGTTCCTAACGTGAAAAGGGACATTTCATTACCCCCACCTATGCGTATACCCGAAGTTGAAGATCCGAATAGGTGGAATGGTTTCATCTATATATTTCTAATCGTCATCACTGGTATGTTTTTTATTATACTTACCAGACCTAAACGAATTAGCGAGTGATCGCGTACGTAGGAGACTTGGGCTTTACGACACGCTTAGAGATCCGCGAGATCACCATGTAGACGATGACGGAAAGAAGCGTTGTGAAAAGCGCTGTGAGCGTGTAGTTCATACCACCATTCTTCTGAACCTTGACAACCTGGTGAATTGTCCAACGGACGAGGTCCATCCAGGATAGAGCAGCGGCGAAGGAGAAACCAGCTACTACAGAGTTGAGAGACTGAGTTTCGAGTTCGCGGGAGATGGCAACGAGTGTTTCGGCGGCAGCGTCGATGGGCATTTTTATAG